ATAATGCTTCATAACAAAAGAATTGGAATATGCCAAAGCATCTTGCTTGATTCCAATCGCGCCAACGAAATTATATCTTTTCAATAATTGGCGGAAAGATCGAACAGATTCACCGTGATATACGTCTGCATTATAATCAGTAGAATCTGGTGCCGTCGCAAACGTAGTAAGAACCTGTTGGCTCATAGGTTTGGACGGTTCATCAGTGCAATCTTTATCTTCTTGAACAACATTAGCATTCTCCATACCAGATTGTGGTTCAAAACCAACTTGTGGAAAGTACGAGTGTGTTAGGAATTCATCTGCCGTTGGAACAGCAAATTCTATGTCCTCACCCGCTGACACAAATACGTTGAGTGCAACAGTATCTCCTGCTGACAAGCTAGGCGACGTAAGTGTGTTCAAAACAGATACAGTAAGTACTCCGTTTGCAAAAGTGTTAGTGGCAGAAAGGGGATAAGCTGCACGAGTAATGTGTGCGGATGTTGTATAACCGACACAATCTAACCATGCATATTCACTGCCCCATCCAATCTCAATAGTGAAATCTTTCTCATCAGATATATCAACAATTTGAGTATACTGAATGTTAGTTTCTTGAGAAGAATAATTAACAGGATCCCACTGAATTTTAATTCTCCCTTTGTGGTAAGCACTTGAAACAATTTGGAATCTATACTTCATCGAACCTCTCCAATATTTAAAAGGCACTGCAGCAAAGGAACATGCTGTTTGATGGTACTCTATGGGAACACCCCCGTATTGCAACTTTTGACATGGCGTAACAGCCGAACTAAAAAGAATTTGATCAACCAAATCGGTAGTTTCCCAAGTGGTTGTAGCCAGAAAGGACTCTCTAGTGGCAATACTACTAATGAGCATTTCATCAGTATTATCCAAACCTACGACCGTTCCATCGACGGTCAATTCCTGTTTTGCATCGAAAGATAACTTCTCAGTCTCATCTGGAGTATTAGTTAAAGCTAATCCAGTGAAAGGCCTGTGTTGAGTTTTCATTTCAGGTGCTAAAGTAGGAGGTCTAGAATAGCCAAACAATTTAGCAATATTTGAGATACCACGAGCAGCAATTTGAGTCGCTTTGGCGTAAGGGCCAATAATAGGTGCTTCTTCAAGCATTCCAGCGATTCTCGCAACCGTCGCAGCAGGGCCTGAAACCGGGCCCGAACCATACTCATCCTGTTTCGCCAATTTGCTATCATTCTTGTTCTGCATGTTCGTGGTTTTGGTAAGTCTATTTTTCTTACTCTTACCACTTTGGAACTCAAAACCACTTTGTGGTTCAAATCCAATTTGTGCAGTAAGACCAGCAGAATTAGCAGCAGTGGGAGCAGATAAGGTAACTTCAGACATCCAAGCCATAACTGTGATGGTAATGGGTTCTGTTGCACCATTTGCATGTCTCAATTGAGTTAATTCTCGAAGTGACATTTCACCCATGGCTCGCCAATCCCCATTAGGGATATTAAGAGCATCAGTGTCACAAAGGAATGGACATGTAATTTCTCCCGCCTGATTGGTACATGGATCTATAAAAATATGTGGTCTCTGACTAGCCTCTACATTATCAGCATATATTAAGGCTCTATTTACAGTAAGATCATCAGACAAATGTCTTGGCTGATAACTAGCCAATAATCTTCCATAATAGAATGCATTACCGTTTATCATAAACTTAACGTGTAATTTACCTTTTAATAGCTTATAATTACTAATCCTATTTGCAACTCTCGGATTTTCTAAAAATAGAGTCCAAGGATTGAAAGTTTGGAAAAAAGTAATTGTAGTGGACCATTCATAAGACGCAATTTTCAAAGGCCTTTCAAAGAAATTGCCTAAGTCCACATCATTGGCGTCAGTATTTGTACGAGTACTATCAATAGTTGAAGTAAGTTCATACTTGTATCCAGCAGATTGATCGTTAAAAGATACATTTTGTTCTTTCAATTGTCCATCCGCCATAGAAATGTTTATGTTTTTATCATTTAAATTATCAGTAAGTTAGTATTAGTACCGATGGAGCAACTCACTCTCCAAAGGACGTCTGTTTATGTACAATAATATACACACCCCACAGCGCTAGAGTCCAAAGTAATACAGACAAATCATTTTTACTCTATCGTAATCAAATGGGGCGAGGTGGCATTGTACACCCAATGCCAAGGGAAAACGTATATTTAATGACCTCGCCAGGTCAAAAGGCGTATATTTAAAGACCTCGCCAGGTCTGAGCCAAGAAAGCAAATTAGGCTAATATCACTCCCGAATAACAACGGAGAAATAGCTCTAACTTACGTACTTTCTTACAAGGC